CCCCCGAGTTAGGAGTTTTATAATGAGTGGAATTTTTGGTGGTAGCAGTACACCGGCGCCAGCTCCGGTGGTGCAGCCCGCCCCTGTTATCCGTCCCGCCCCTCCAGTATCGGTTCCCGGCGACGATGAAAAAAAGAAAGACATGAAGCGGGTCAAGAAAGGGGTTGCCGGATACCCAGGCGCTGCATCCATTAGTCTTATGGGTGGGCTGGCAGAGACAGGCGGCGAAATTAAGAAAAAGAAACTTGGTGGTGGTGCGGCTGGCACTGCCGCTACCGGAGCATGATGCAATGATAACAAAAGAAAGACAGAAAGAAATAGACCGCCAAGCTCTTAGAAACCCCGGTTCGTATGAGGCAAGGTTGGCGCTTACGCCTTCGCTAGCAGATATTGGGGAAGGGCGGAGTACGGCGAAGCAGATGGAAGCGTATATCATGGGGGATCAACTCCCCGGTGTGGTAGATACTTCTTCTATTGTCGCCAGTGCGCCAACGCCGGCGCGCGGGAATGTGACACCCAATGAAGTGGTGCCGGCTCCCGGCGAAAAGAAAAAGAAAAAGAAAGAAAAACAGCAAGGCATGGGAGCTGGTGTAACCGGGGAAGCATCAACGTCCGTTCTGGGCTCTGTAAACATTACTTCGCCACAGTTGCTAGGTACTTAAATGGCAGATAACGATACAGCGCGTGTGCTTTTAAAACGGCTTGACAAGCTCAAGACGTTACGCTCAACGTGGGAAACTCACTGGCAGGAAATTGCGGAATACATTGTTCCGCGTAAGGCAGACATCACTGTTCGCCGTTCCTCCGGCGACAAACGTACCGAGAATATTTTTGACGGCACCGCGATCCACGCCGCCGAGATGTTGTCGGCGTCCCTTCATGGGATGCTGACAAATCCCTCGACGCAATGGTTCGGACTGGACTATCTCGATATCGCACTCAACGTCGATGATGAAGCCAAGGAATATCTCGAGTCCGTAACGGAAGTTATGCAGCGGGAATTCCAGCGCAGCAACTTTGCGGAACAAGTCCACGAGCTGTACCATGACCTGATCACGTTCGGCACCGGCGTTATGTTTATCGATCGAGCGCCGGAGAATCAGCGCGGCATTCGTTTCGCAACCCGTCACATATCCGAGTGTTATCTGTCCGAGGATGATTACGGCCGCGTAGACACCGTGTTTCGGGAATACAAACTTCCGCTCCGCGCAATGGCCCGCAAGTTTGGCAAGGATGCGATCGGTGAGAAGATGCGCCGAAAGCTCGAGAAAGATCCTTATGAGGAAATCAAACTTGTGCATATCGTCATGCCCCGGGATGAGCGTGACGTTAACAAGGTTGACGCCAACAACAAACCGTGGGCATCGATCCACATCGAGCCCGAGCAAAAACTCATCATCCGCGAAGGCGGGTATGATGAATTCCCGTATTGTTGCCCAAGATTTTTAAAGGCAAGTTTCGAACAGGGTTACGGACGCTCTCCGAGTTACACGGCGTTGCCGGACACCAAAATGATTAACAAGATGTCCGAGGTAACCATCAAGGCGGCACAGAAACAAATTGATCCGCCTCTTATGGTTCCCGATGATGGGTTCATCCTACCTGTTCGCACTCGTCCCGGTGGATTGAACTTTTATCGATCGGGTACTCGAGATCGCATTGAGCCATTAAACATTGGCGCGAACAATCCGCTTGGACTTCAGATTGAGGAACAACGGCGTTCTGCAATTCGTTCTGCGTTCTATGTTGATCAATTGGTTATGGCACAGGGTCCGCAAATGACTGCTACGGAAGTGATGGCTAGACAGGAACAGGCAATGCGTCTGCTTGGCCCAGTTCTCGGCAGACTTCAAGCAGAACTTTTGCAGCCCATGATAGAGCGCGTGTTTCGCGTTCTCAGCCGGCAGAATATTTTTGCAGACCCGCCGGAGAATGTCGCAGAAACAGGATTGCAGATTGAATACGTTTCGCCACTTGCAAAGGCGCAACGCCAGAGCGATGTACAATCTATCGTTCGTTTGTTTGAACTTCTTTCGCCACTGGCCGGCATCGATCCGACAGTTTTCGATCATCTCGATCTCGACGGGCTTGTTCGTTACATGCTCAAGACGCTTTCCATCCCCGCACAGGTTACCAAGGGAGAAGCTGAAATTATGCAATCTCGTATGCAGCGTGCAGAGCAACAGCAACAACAACAACAACTTGATCAGGCGACACAGACTGCTGAAGCACTCGGCTCTGTTGCACCGGCCGTTAAGGTTCTGCAACAGGGTGCAGCGGCATGACGGAAGATATAGAACGCCTTCGAGCTGCACTGCGCGACGATGCGCGAATGCTTTTCAACACCGAGGAGGGGAATCGTCTTCTCGAGGATATGAAACGGCGATACGGAATGTATTCGCCAACCTTTAGTGGTGACCCGCACGAAACTTCGTACCGGGAGGGTCAACGCTCAGTAGTTCTTTATGTGATGTCGCTGTTACGCGACGAACCAACTCAAGGAGATGATAGTGGCTGAAGAACAAACTCAGGTAGCGGAAGCCGTGGTTGAAGAAGCCGAAGCGCCGTCTGAAGCGGATTGGAAAGCATCACTGCCAGAAGATATACGAGAAAATACAGCACTCCATCCTATCCAAGATGTGCCCAATCTTGCCAAGGCATACATCAATGCATCATCAATGATCGGGAAAGACAAAGTGGTTATTCCCGGGGAACACGCAACACAGGAAGATTGGGACGAGTTCCACAACGCAGCGGGAAGGCCGGAAAGCCCAGAGGCATACAAGCTCGAACTTGGGGAAAGCCCAGACGAGGATCTTGGGGCTTGGTTTACCCAGACTGCCCACAAAATCGGCCTTAATAACAAACAGGCGCAGCAACTGGTTTCTGAATATAACGAAAAGGCGGCAGAACAGTTAGAGACAGACAAGGGTGATTTCGAGGCAACACGCGGCGAGGTTATCAAAGAGCTGAAGAAAGAATACGGTTCAGCTTATGATGATCGGCTTGGCCTTGCTAACGGCCTTACAGGACAATTTGGAGGTGGTAAGGATCTTACTGAACTCCCGATGGCGGACGGTACACTTCTCGGAGACAGTCCGGTATTTATCAGAAGCATGGTTAAAATCGGTGAGTATATCCGTGAAAAGGTCAGCGAAGATGCTTTTGAGGGGATGGAGAAAACCAGTACCGGAATTACTACTGTCGAAGCGCAGGAAAAATTGAGAGAAATAGAAATTCCCAACGGCCCGTTGTGGGACAGAAAACATCCACAACATGATTACGCTGTACAGGAAAGAAATCGTCTGTATGAAGTTATTCATGCAGAAGATGTTGCGGGGTAGCCTTTGGTCCCGCTGCTTTGCATTAAAGTAATGCCGTCGATTGGACGTTAAATAAAGGAAAGTCCGAGAGGATAGCTTCCCGAAAACTGCTAGCATACTAATTAAATTGGAGAAAGCCAATGTCCGTTCAAGTAACGACAGCTTTTTCTCAGCAGTTTTCGACTAATGTTACACTTTTGGCACAGCAACTCGGAACGAAACTCCGAGGTTCTGTGCGGGAAGAGTCGATTACCGGAGAAAAGGCTTTTTGGGATCAGATTGGTTCGGTTGCGGCAATAAAACGCACATCGCGACACTCTGACACCCCATTAGTTGAAACACCCCATTCCAGACGACAAGTAGTTGCAGATACGTGGGAATGGGCAGATCTGATTGACGATGCTGACAAAGTACAAATGCTGATCGATCCGACCAGCACTTATGCACGCGCTGCGGCCGCTGCCATTAGCAGGGCTATTGACGATTCGATTATTACTGCTGCTACGGGTACAGCGAAGACCGGCAAGTCCGGTTCGACCAGTACCACAATGCTTGCAGCTAATCAGATCGCTCATGGTTCAGCCGATATGACGGTTGCCAAACTTCTCAGCGCGAAGGAGATCATGGACAATGCAGACATTGATCCATCAATCCCTCGTCACATTGTTGTAGGACCGGCGCAGATTTCTGCGTTGTTAAACACGACTGAAGTAAAGTCTTCAGACTTCAACACAGTCAAGGCTCTTGCTCGCGGGGAAATGAATTCGTTTTTGGGATTCACCTTCCACGTAAGTACACGTTTGGCAGTTGCTTCCAACATCCGTAAATGCTTTGCATGGGCGGAAGATGGAATACTGCTTGCGGTAGGCCGTGACGTAATGGCTCGTATTACAGAACGCGACGATAAATCTTATTCTACTCAAGTGTACTATTGTGCCACGTTTGGTGCGACGCGCATGGAAGAAGAGAAGGTTGTCGAAGTGAACTGTGACGAGTCCGCGTAAGGGGGTATGTAGATATGGCAACTAGGTACTCCGTACAAAAAACGAATTGGGATCAAACGACCCCAACTGCGTTTATCAAGCCTAATGAGATGGCCGGCCGCGTTCGCGTTGCTTATGCAACGTACGAAGCCAGTTCTCTCGCAGCGGCTGACGTTGTTGAAATGTTTAATCTCCCCAATGGGGCTCGGATTATTCAAGGATGGCTAGGGCATGATGCGTTAGCCAGTTCGACAACTTTGTCGGTAGGCTACGCAGCTCATACTAACAGTTCTGGCACGGCGGTAGTTGCGGCCGCCGCCGCTTACAAAGCGGCAGCAGCCAGCACATCAGCCCAGATTGTGGACATCGTAGCTACGTTAGCGCTCGGCGCTTTCACGGTTGTAGATGCTGATGCCACTGGATTGCCCGTTACCGTTACAATGGGCGGTGCAGCCGGCACTGGGACCATAGACCTCTGCATTGAGTATGTAGTGGACTAGAAGAAAGGGGGGCGCCGTGCCAACCGGCGCCTCCCCTTTTTCGGATCCGAATAGTAATGGAATTAATTACAAATTATTGGGATCAGCTTATTTTCATCGGAGTTGCGATTGCTCTGGCAGTAAAAGTAAAAATTGGCTTGCAGGAGCTGGAAAAAGACGTAACAGGATTACGGGATGAGCTGGGGCGTCGCGACACGTACGTTGAAACCGTCCGCCTCAGAGCCCAGTTTGATTCTGACAAAGAGGCCAATAAAGCACAAATCGCAGGGTTGTGGGATATGGTTAATAAACTTCGTGATTTAATTAACGGTAGCGGAAAAGAGAAATAGATGGCTTCTAATGTAGACATTTGTAATTCCGCACTAAACTCTATCGGTGCGAGTAATATCATCTCGCTTACCGAAGATTCAAAAGCCGGCCGCGTATGTAATCAGCGGTTCGAGCCTGTTCGTGACGCCGTCATGCGCGCACACCCGTGGAACTGCTTGATCAGACGCGCGACATTGGCGCAGGACGCAACAGCTCCGGCTTTTGAATATGATTACAGTTATCAGTTGCCGACTGACCCGTATTGTCTTCGCGTTCTCGAGGTAGAGAACGAGGACTTGATGCAAGTTACATATGTCATCGAGGGCCGCAAGCTGTTGACAGATGAAGGAACAATGAAGATCCGTTATCTTGCGCGCATTACCGATGCGAACGAATACGACAGTCTTCTGGTGGAAACCGTCAGCGCAGCGTTGGCGTCAGAGATTTCATATGCACTTGCGAACAGCGCCAGTTTGCAGTCGCAGATGGTTCAGCTTTATCAAATGAAATTGAGCGAGGCACGGTTTGTAGATGCTACTGAAGGCACACCGGACGAGGTGATCGCCACGACATTTACTGACGCGAGGCGGTAACATGGCGCGTTTATCGCACGCCTTTACGAATTTTACAGCCGGCGAACTGAGCCCGCGTCTTGATGGACGCGTTGATCTTGCGAAATACGCAAATGGCTGTACGATTCTCGAGAATTTTATGATACATGCTCATGGTGGAGCAGCTCGGCGTCCCGGTACAAAGCATGTTGCGGAAGTAAAGACTAGTTCGCTGAAAACGCGGCTTATCCCATTCGAGTTTTCGAGTGAACAAACATATATAATCGAATTGGGGAACCAGTACGCGCGCTTCTATAAAGACAATGGACAGATTACATCGAGCGGTAGTGCTTACGAAATATCAACACCATATTTAACCGCTCATTTACCCGCATTAAAATATGCTCAGAGTGCTGATGTCATGTACATCACGCATCCTTCGTATTCACCTCGAAAGTTATCGAGAACAGGGCATGCTGCGTGGACGCTGACTGAAGTTACCACTACGTTCGGCCCGATGCAGGATTTGAATACGACTGCTACGACATTTTCTGCATCATCGAGGACAGGAACGTCAACAATAACTTCAAGTACTAGTGTGTTTGCCTCAACTGATGTAGGTCGGTTGATTCAGATTTACGAGGGATGGGCGAAGATAAGTGCTTATTCCAGTGCCACCAGTGTTTCCGCTGTTGTACAGGAGAACCTGAAAGGGGATGCCGAGTTACTGCCGGAATATACTGCGTCAACTATTTCTTTTATAGAAGGGGATCCTTCCGCGACCGCTGCCGAGCATAATGATCGGATAGTGGACTCCGCAAAAAACTTTGTTAAGCAGAATTTTAAAACCGGCCAGACAGTCACTGTTAGCGGCACAGCTTCGAATAACGGTGATTTTCTGATTGTCGATGTAACAGCCGACACAATGTTAACCGCGCCATCAGATGATCTTACGGCGGAAAGTGCCGGTTCAAGTTTTACCATTGTTGGCAAACTCGAGGCGACCGATGAATGGTCGCTAGGTGCGTTTTCCGGCACTACCGGCTACCCGGGTGCGATCTGTTTCTTTGAGGAACGGTTGGTGTATGGCGGCAGCACAACGCAGCCACAAACCGTATGGTTCAGTGAGTCTGGAGCCTTTGACAGTTTTAATACCGGGGCGGATGATTCAGATGCGATGGTATATACTATCGCCAGTAATCAGGTAAATATTATTCGCTATCTGGCCTCGGGGCGTTCCTTGGTAATAGGAACATCCGGCGGGGAGTTTGTTGCTGGCTCGGGTTCGACAACAGAACCGTTAACGCCTACATCAGTACAGATCAAGAGGCAGACTTCTCACGGCACTGCAAATATAGCGCCTGTGTCTGTCGGCAATGTCATACTTTTTCTGCAACGTGCAAAACGAAAAATAAGGGAGTTTGTTTTTAATCTTGATGTTGATGGGTATGTCGCGCCGGACATGACGTTACTGGCGGAGCATATCTCTGAAGGCGGCATTGATGATATTGCCCTACAGCAAGAGCCGGACAATGTTATCTGGGCAGTACGAGCTGATGGTGTGTTATGCGGGATGACCTATCGCCGTGAAGAGAATGTGGTCGCATGGCATCGGCATCCGATTGCTGGCATCGATGGTGCAGCAACGATTACCTTAACGGATTACGCAAATATTGCGGTTGGGACCAAGATTATATTAACGAAAAGCGATGGGACCAGCGTAACATTTACTTCTGAAGCCGCTGGGGCGAGCGCGCCGGCAGAGACATTGGGTTGGCGGCCTAATACGAATAACAACACCAGTGCTGATAATTTATATGCAGCGATCAACGCACACGCATCATTCACTGTGGCTAATCCAGCGGCGAATGTTATTACTGTGACTGAAACTACGCGAGCTGGTGTTGGGCATCTGTCTATTGTCAGTTACGATAAAATACGACTTGCGGCGACTAGCCAAACCGGAGCGATTGTTGAAAGTGTTGCTATTATTCCCGGGGATCTTGATGAGGACCAGGTATGGATTGTCGTAAAGCGTACAATCAATGGTGCCACAAAAAGATTTGTGGAATATCTAACAGCGTTTGATTTTGGTGTAGATGTGGAGGATGCATTCTTTGTAGACTCAGGACTGACATACACCGGGAGCGCAGCATCAACGATTAGCGGGTTGGGACATCTCGAGGGAGAGTCTGTAACCATTCTTGCTAACGGCGCAGCTCACGCAAACAAGACAGTCTCGAGCGGATCTATAACACTCGATCGTACAACAACCAAAGCTCACATCGGACTTGGGTTTACTTCTACTTTAAAAACAATGAGGCTGGAAGGTGGCGCGGTTGATGGCACTAGTCAGGGAAAGATAAAACGAATTCACGATGTGACGTTGCGTTTGTATCGCTCAGTCGGAGCAAAAATAGGGCCAAGCACTTCTT